CGACGAACTAAAACAATCAATCGAGGGGTGGGGGCGTGATAGTACCAATGCGATAGTTGAATTTGCGCGGACGGGTGAAATGTCCTTTTCTGACATGATTGATTCTATGATTGACGATTTGATGCGGATGTTTATTCAACAGCAAATTATGGGGCCGATGTTTAAGTCAATAGGCGGATTTGACTTTGGGTCTCTGTGGCCCTTCGCCAAAGGCAACGCATTCCAAAATGGCAATGTGATCCCGTTTGCCAAGGGCGGAATCGTCACCAGACCAACAGTCTTCCCTATGGCGCAAGGTGCGGGGCTGATGGGTGAGGCCGGAGCAGAGGCAATCATGCCCTTAACCCGTATCGGCGGGGACTTGGGAGTGAAGTCAACCGGCGGCGGGGCAGTCGTGAACATCTATAACAATGTGGGAGCCGATGTCTCAACCTCAGAGCGTACCACAGCGGACGGCCAGAAAGCGATTGATGTCTATATTGATCAGGCCGTGGCCAGGAAGCTCGGCACCTTCGGAAGTCAATCCAACAAGGCGATGCGTCAGAGCTTCGGGGCGCGTCAACAGTTGACGGGGAGATAGATATGGCAGTGCCAGCATGGGATAGTGATTTACCTCAAGAGCTATTTGTCAACGGCTACAGTCAGTCACCGCCGAATGTGACTATCAAGTCTGATATGGACGCAGGCCCGGCCAAAGTACGGCGGCGGTTCACGGCTGGCGTGGAGCCGGTATCCGGTACGATGCTGATGACAGCCGCACAGTTGGCGATCCTGGATACCTTCTTTAATACGACATTGCTTGGTGGTGCTCTTCGTTTTTCCTGGACGAAGCCGCCTGCTCATACCGTGTCGTGTGAGATGAGATTTACCGAGCCTCCGACATGGACGGCACTTGAGCCCGGAACGTATGAAGTCAGCATGTCATTTGAGGTGCTTCCATGACCACAACATCACTAAACTTCAGAGAAGCCGCTTTCTCACAGGAGACCGGCCGCGTTCCCATCGCCTTGATAACGTTGTCTCATGATGACCTTGCCGACGATATAAGGATCAGCACCGATCCGACGCAGGAATTGACCGAACTGACTACTGACACGGAGAAAGTATATGGCACCGTATCAAACGGTGACAACTACGTCTTCCTTCCCGTCCGAATTAAGCTCCCCGATGATACTGACGAGGGACCAGGAGAGATGCAGCTTGAGATCGACAACATTCATCGGGCTTACACCGAGACGATCCGAAGCGTTTATACGCCAGTGACGTGTCGTGTGGACATCGTGCTGGACAACGCCCTTGATACGATTGACGCAAGCTGGCCGGAATTTCAGCTAGTGAATATAACGTATAACGCAACAACGATAACCGGGACGCTCCGGCTTGAGACGCTTGAGTCCGAGCCATTTCCGGCGGGGGCGTTTGTGCCGTCGTACTTTCCGGGGCTGTTCGGGTGAGGGTAAGGTATAGGCAAAGCCGAGAAAAGGCCGTACAGGGCAAATATGAAGGCCGTTAAATAGTTGATATGATTGAATATGTTGGAATACCATTTTTGAAGGACGGAAACGACCGAAACGGGCTTGATTGCTGGAGATTGGTGGTCATGGTTTACAAGGATCGGCTGGGGATCGACCTCCCCGACTTCGCCGGGGCGTATGTGGACGGGTCTCTTGCCTCGCTGAAAAAGGTCTCCCGGATGATCCGGGACGGGAAACAGGCATGGCAGAAAGTTGACAAGCCTCTTCCCTTTGACGTGATCCTGCTCCGCACGGGCAGCATGGTGTATCATGTCGGGCTGGTTATTGATCGGAAGAGGATGCTCCATGTCATGGAGGGCATTAACTCCACGATTGAAGAGTTTACCGGTATACAATGGAAGAAGAAGGTTGAGGGGTTCTATCGCTATGTCCGATAGGCAGATCATCATAACACCCGCGCAGTTTCATGCGCCGAAGGTGATGCAGGTTCCGCATGGCCTGACAATCCGGCAAATCGTAGAACAGGCTGATGCCTCCGCGTGGACTGATACCTATATCGTGGAGATTGACGGTGTACCTGTTCCTCGCTCTCAGTGGTCCTTGATCCCTGATGAGAAATCCCATGTCCTGATCTATGCCCCCCTGCATGGCGGTGGGGGCGGTGGCAAGAACCCGCTCCGAACTGTCCTGACGATTGCAGTCATAGTTGCGGCGACGTATGTGTCCGGCGGGGCCTTTGCCACCACTGGAGGGTGGTTTGCTGCCGGTTCAATGTCTGCCTCTCTTGCGGCGGCGGGGACGCTTACCGCCGGAATGCTCCTCGTCAACGCCGTTGCTCCGGTGAAACTGACCGGGACAGTTTCTGCAAATCAGAACTATGAGGACTCCCCCACCTATTCAATCGGCGCAAACTCGAATCAGGAAAATCCGTGGGGTGTGGTTCCTGTTGCCCTTGGCACGCATAAAGTCTACCCTCCCCTTGGCGCAAAATCATACACGGAACTCGTTGGCTCAGATGAATATCTCAGAATGCTGGTGGTGTGGGGGTACGGTCCGCTTGATATATCTGATATCAAACTCGGCGATACGCTCCTGTCCTCGTACTCTAACTGCGAGATCGAAACAAACGAAGGGTGGTCAACGGATACGCCCTTGACGCTTTTCCCGTCGGCGGTCAATCAGGTTTCTGTCGGAACAATTTTAACCTCCGCCACAGGCCAGATCGTGAGAACGGCACAGGCGAATGTTGACGAGTTATCGGTTGACATATCTTTCCCCCGTGGGCTGGTCCAGTACAACAACGAGGGTACCCGCACGGCTCAGAGCGTTACCGTGCTTGTCCAATACCGTGAGGTAGGGGGAGGCGCCTGGACTGATGTAGAAACCAAAACTTTTACCGACTTGACAACCTCCGCAGTCCGCTACGGCTGGCGGTGGACAGTTGACAACACCAAGCAGTACGAGATCGGTATCACCCGCACAACCGCCGATACCGACGATGATAAAATCATCGACGAGGTGTACTGGACATATCTCAGGAGCATTGAGACCACCTACCCCATTTCGTTCCCTCACAATCTGGCGGTCTCCGCAATCAGGATCAAGGCCACCGACCAACTGAGCGGCACAATCGACAACCTCAATGGCGTTGTATCGTCTTATTGCCCGGTGTGGGATTCTGTCGAAGAAGAATGGGGCTCTGCTGAAGTAGATTATGAGATCACCAACAACCCCGCCGCCCTTATCAGGTGGGTGCTGATGGGGAGCGCGAACGCGAGGGCGCGGACATCTACGCAGATCGACAATGATACCCTTGGTGAGTTTTACGAGTTTTGCGAAACCAATGGCTACGCCTTTAATATGTATCGGGATTATACGGCCTCTGTATTCGAGACCTGCCAAGACATAGCGGCGGCGGCGCGGGGATCGGTAACGATTAAGGACGGCCTTTGGTCAGTGACTGCTGATACCGGAGAGCAGACACTCGTACAGCATATCACGCCCCGGAACTCATGGGGGTTCAGTGCGGAAAAGACACTGTATAACCGGCCTCACGCCTTCAGGATTAAATTCAAGAACGAGGATAACGGCTGGGATGACGATGAGCGGATTGTCTACGATGACGGCTACACCTCGGCGAATGCCACGCTTTTCGAGTCGATTGAATTTCCCGGAATAACCGATCCAGACTTGATCTGGAAGTTCGGGCGATTCCATATTGCACAGGCGCGGCTCAGGCCGGAAGTGTATACGCTTAACATGGACTTTGAGCACCTTGTTTGTCGAAGAGGTGACAAGGTCCGCGTCTCTCACGATATCCCGCTGTGGGGCAGCGGATGGGGTAGGGTGAAGTCATTAACTATTGACGGCGGGAACATTACCCATGTTACGCTTGATGAATTGGTGACAATGGAGGCAGGCAAATCCTACGCCTGTAGGTTCAGGCTGGCGGACGGCAAGACGCTGGTTCTGTCTGTCGTTACTGTTGCGGGAGAGACAGTCGTCCTTGAGCTAGCGACACCTGTTGCGGAGGCTCTTGGCCCGAAGGTCGGCGACCTTGCGATGTTCGGGGAGGCCGAGAGGGAAACTGTAGAGCTCTTGGTGCATTCGATCACTCGCGCCTCTGATTTCACTGCCCAGTTATTCCTCGTCGATGTTGCTTCCGATATTTACAATGCCGATACGGGCGAAATACCGCCATTCGACCCGCAGACGACAACGCCTATCGATATTACGACACTTGCTCCCGATCCGCCGACAATAAACGGCACAGATACCGGGACGGATGTTTCTACTACTTCCGGGGGCGGGTCTGTATCGTCTCTCATAGTATATTTGTCCCCGCCTCCAAATGACGTACGAATCAGGGGCTATCGTGTTCGGTATCGAATCACCGGCGAATCACAGTGGCAGTACACGCCGGAGATGGAGACGCTTACAATAACGATACCGGCAGTGGTAGAGGGAGTGGAATACGAGATACAGGCACAATCAATATCGGTTTATGGAATACCATCAACCTGGACATCAATTGGGACCGGGACACCTGCGACACCCCAAATAGTCCCGTCCCATCCCACAAACATATCTGCTTATTTAGTAGCAGGTGGGGAGGCCTATAATTATTGCGCGGTAAGTGTCACTTTCACGCCTCCGACCGATCCGGTTTTTTCTCATTGCGATGTGTACGCTTCCAACGATGATTCGACATATCATTATGTGGGCCGCAATAGTACAGGTTCATTCATTTTTTCTGGAATGGGCTCCGTTTATGAAGCGGATGACATTTGTTATATTAAGCTCCGTAGCGTCTCAATTTATGAATTATCAGAGGATATGCCTGCCGTTGCTGATGATTCAGTCTCGATTACTGGATATATCCGGCTTGCTGGATTTTATGCCGGAGCGCAGTTCTTCGGTGACGCTGCTAATCCGAACAATGCGAAGATTCTGCTCGACAAGGCCAACACCTTAATCCGGCTGGGCGATCTGTCTGCTCCCAATCTCATTATGGACGGGGATTATAGCGGAGTTCCGGCTGTCAGAAGCTCCAATTACGTCTCTGGTACTTTCGGTGCTGGATTTCTTCTAAAGCCCGACCTGCTCGAAGTCGGCAATATCGCTGCCAGGGGGATCATCAGGACATCCGTTTTCGAGTACGATTCCGTGTCGGTGCATTCCGGATCGGACGTCACGGTAAAGGGCGGTGATGTGCTTGCGAGTGATATGACCGCCGCCGATGACGCAACACTCACCATCGGAGGCCACGATACTTTTGAGGCTGGCGACATTCTGCGCATCACGGAGGGGACTGACGACGAATGGCTAAGGGTAAGTACAATCATCAATGCTCCCACCTATGGTGTTGTCCGTGATCTGGCCGGTTCTTATGCGGTCAACAACAATCCTGCATGGACGAAGGGAGCGAGCGTATCGAATTACGGTAAATCCGGTGATGGCGGTATCTATATTACTGCGAGTGATGCCGATGCCCCGAATTTGAGCGTTTTTACTCACGCCGGAAGTCCTTGGAACGATATAATCACCCACCTGCGTCTCGGCAATCTCAATGGATATGCGGGGTATGAAGCGGACACGTATGGCATGGCGGCTTATATTAATGCCAACAATTACATCAAAATCGATCCGGTAAATGGTATCAGGATGACCGGCAGCATTGTTATTACCGGTGGATCAGGTATAGCTTCTTTATCAGATGCCGGTGCGTTGGCTACGAAAAGTTCGGTCAACTCCACGACTATTGACGCCGGTAGTATCACCCTTGAAAAGTGTGCCGCTGAAACAACTGCCAGACTGTTCTCCGATGACACAGCCAAGGCCAACATCGAGGCATGGCGCAAGGCGGGCTCTCCGACCTACATGGACGGCACATATATCTTCGCTCAGTCCATTACAGCCGACAAATTCATATCTACCCTTTACGGCGACATGAACCAGGCGATGGCCTACGTCAAGACCGTGCTGGGGGCAGGCGATGAATATGAGCATGATGTTACGGAGGCTGACCTGGAAGCTGGAACAGACAGCACTATT